AGGTAATCCAATTGGAATCGGTACAAACGTCGGTCGTACATTAGGTTCATTAGCCGCTGGTTAATCAACGTAGTAGATAGTATAAAAAGGCTCGGTTTTTTCTGGGCCTTTTTTTACGGCTAAATAATTGTACAATAGGGGCTATATATGTCTGGCAGTGGTAATTTAGGTTTAACAGGTTTCTTACAAAGTGTCTTTTCAGGTGCTACCCATCCCAAAGGCACGATGGGCGATTTCCAGCATGCCGCACGATTATATGGAGATAACTTATACGCATTAACACCCAAAGCTGGGTGGATGTACTATACATATTTTGTTATCAACCCATCTGCGCAAACAGCGATATCAGCAGGAGCCAACAGTCAATCTAGCGGATTATTTGGCACAATAGGTCAAGTACTAGGCGGAGCAAACGTAAAAGGTATTCTTAGCAACGGAAAAAATCAAAACATCGAAGCGGGTATGTTGGTCAAGCAAGCGGATTTGCCTAAGTTTCAAATTCAAACAGAACAATTAAATCAGTATAATAGACACACGAATATACAAACAAGAATAAATTATCAACCTGTTGGTATCACGTTCCATGATGACATGAGCAATACAACCAGCGAGTTATGGCAAAGTTATTTTAGATATTATTATGCAGATACCACGTACGGAAGTGCAACAAGTTCGCCAACATCGGATTCAATGCAACAAGCAAGTAATCCTGCCTTTGGCAATACAAAGTACAGTCCCTACACTTCAAAATTAGTACCGCCCAATGCTTATGGTCTAAACAATAATCAAGGACCCGATCCGTTCTTTAGAGCGATTATAATATATCAATTAAACAGATCTGTTTTCAACTCTTATATTTTAATCAACCCATTAGTAACCTCTTGGGATCATCCCCACTTAGATCAATCACAAACCAGTTTTTCAGAAAACAAAATGAACGTGCAGTACGAAACAGTTTTCTATGGTAAGGGTCGGGTTACCCGACAGGATCCGCCAGGGATGACAACGTTCCACTATGATACAACTCCAAGTCCGTTGAGCATCCAAGGTGGTGGCACAGGTACGTTATTTGGTCCGGGCGGTGTTATCGCAGGTGCCGAAGAAATATTTGGTGGTAATGGCACTGGACCAACTTCAATATTAGGAACAGCATTATCAGCCGCCAATCTAGCAAAGAATGTTGGTAAGTTGAATTCAGCTGGCATACAAGCAGAAGGATATAGTATATTAGGTGGTGTATTAGGCACGATAGGTAACAGAGGAAACATACCATCTGGAGCACCGGTTGGCATTGGTGGCGGTGTAGTCGGTGGCGCACTAAGTTTATTCAAGGGCGGAAACTCTAGCACAAATGGTCAAACTACTGCGACACCAAAAGGTGTAATAGGTGGCGGAGCTGGAACTGATAGTACGGGCGGCACTTCTACCCAACTCGGCACCACAGGAGCAGTTACTCCTGATATAACTCCATTAGATCCTACTCTATTGCCAGCTGATGTCGATTCATTGAATTCTCTATCAGCAGATTATCAATCGCAAGTATCAACCCTGCAATCACAGATATCCACAGCGCAATCTCAACAAGCAGTTTATACACAAGCTGTAGCAAATGCCGCGGCCGCTGGTGGGCAATCTGCGGTTGATGATGTTAATGCTCAATTTGCATCAAAAGGTTATCAAGATCCTGCAAAACTTCAAGCTAATCTTTCCGTACTACAGGCAAATCAAACACTAGTAGAAAATGCGTTGACTACAGCACAAAAAACTGAACAGCAACCAGACAATTTACAATCCGATGAAGATACAGATGGTCCTGCGGATCCTCAAGCAAACGCCGCACCGAATGATCAAGAAGCAGGTGGTCCTGACGATAATGCGAATCCACAGCCTAACAATAATACAACAGGATCCGAAAACTCCGCCGATGTTTATGACGTTTAATATATAAGATTATGCCAACATACTATAATAACATACCACAAGAACAAATCACTGATAGTGCATCCTCTACCCTACAGGTATTTGACCAATATGGAAAACCTACATTAGCACTAGATGCGGCCACAGTTGATGCCGCAGTTGGTTTCTTTACTAGTAGAGGATTTGATACTCACTCTGCACAAAGTATTACCTATATAATATTAAGGCAAGCTAGAATCGACGGATATAAACCTTTTCAAATCATCGACACCCTCCAGGGTCTAGACAATGTTCAAATATCTGCGCTGGTTACAGAATTACTCAACTACAACAGATATAAATCCAGCAGTCTTGGAATGGCACAATCTTTTATTCCAGTGGACAGCGTACAACGTAATATATTAGCCTAATGAGAAACACAGCACGTGGTCCTTATATTCTAAAGAACCCAGAAAAATACGTCGGTGGGGGTACCCCTTATTATAGAAGCAGTTGGGAAGCGGCCGTTATGAAGATGTGTGACGAAAATGCGGCCATCGAGCAATGGGCTAGTGAAGCAGTTAAAATCCCATACAGAGATCCCCTGACAGGAAAACAAACAGTTTACGTACCTGATTTTTTAGTAGTGTATACAGATAAGAAAAATAAAAAGCATAGCGAAATATGGGAAGTAAAACCCATGAATCAAACTATGATAGAAAATGTTGGTAAAAATCCCTACAATCAGGGACAGTTTGTGCGCAATCAAGTCAAGTGGGAAATGGCCAGACAATGGGCTAGAGGTCGCGGGCTTACTTTTAGAGTGTTAACAGAGGCTGATATTTTCCATAATGGCAGTAAAAAGCGATAAGTAAAGTTATGACTAAAAAGCTCGAAGAACTACTAAACATAGAATCAACTAAAAAGCCAGAACCTGTCACCAAGCCGGATAACATAGATTTAACGGCTGTACAGCATGTTGATCTACAACAAAACCTGGAACAGTTTGATAAAATTTCAGCCGCTTTGCCCCAAGTTAAAGGCTTGGGAGATATGAGCGATTCAGAGCTAGATAACCTAGCAAACAAAGCAGAACAAGCATATGACGATCTCATGGCACTCGGAATGAACGTAGAAGCACGATACGGAGCCCGTATGTTTGAAGTAGCGGGCAACATGCTTAATGCCGCTATTACTGCTAAATCCAATAAAATCGACAAAAAGCTAAAGATGATAGATCTACAGCTTAAAAAGCTAGCTATAGATAAGAAAAATGGACCAAGCGAAGATGGCATGGTTGAGGGAGAGGGTTATGTCATTTCTGACCGTAATAGCCTCCTGGAAAAACTTAAAAATATGAATAAATAATATACCAGGAAACAAACATGAGATCATTCAAAGAATACTTAACAGAAAGCAAACGCACATTTGACTTCAAGGTCAAAATTGCAGGAGACGTTTCTGCTGACAACGAGAAGATGCTTGAAGCTCTTTTAAACAAGTGGCAAGTGTCTAGTTTCAAAAAAACAGGCAAAACTCCTATCCAGGCTTTACCATTAGATTTTCCATTAATCAAACACGCAGAAGTTAACATCTACGAAGTAAGTTTAGATTATCCAACAACACAATGGGAATTACACGAGTACATTTCAACTAATCTAAGATTAGGCAGAGATCAAATAGTAGTACGTAATCCATTTGAACCAACAGAAGAATACCAAGCTCCAAGAGAGGCGCACGAAGGTACATTGCTACAAGATCCAAACTACACAGAAGCGGCTAATGTAGACAGTACAAAATATTATGGCACCGAATACAACATGAGCTTTGTAAAAGCATTGAATGATACAATTAAGGCCCAACGTGTAGAACAAGGCCAACAGATTCCCAAAGAGAAAACAGTAGAATACAATACTAACTCTAAGGAAAACACAACCAGTCCGATACAACAATCTGACTATGATCCAAGGAAATAATTATGCAAATGATCGACGTAATGAAACGCCTAGCAGAGTTGGATTCAAACAATTCTAACGTTGTTAAGGCTGAATCAAAAAAACAAGAGTTCAACGGTACTAATGCTGTTACTGTTTTGAACAACTACACAGGTGAAACTGTTGTAACTGAACAAATCAGTATCGCGGAACTACAAAAACTTTCAGGTTTAAACGAAGGTCTAGCAGAATGCGGTCCGATGGGCATGATGAGCAGTCCAAGCCCAATGGGTATGCAAAAACCATCAGCTAGTTTTAGTTTAAATGCTTCTGCCGCATCAGGCGACGAAGTAGCTAGCATGCTTACACAAATTATGAACCTAGCAGGCGTTAAAGATGCTGGTCATCATTTAGGTACTCCAGATGCACTTGGCGGTCAGGCATTAACTGCTGAACCTGCTGGTCAAATGGGACACCAAGAACCAATGAGCGATATTGCTAAAGCATTAGGTCATATTGACGGTATTGAAGATGAAGAAGCTGAAATGGGTGCAGGCTCGGCAGAGTTCGGTGATGAACCAGCAGACTTCTCAGGTCAACTAGGCCACGATGTTGATGATAAATCTCCAACAGGCGATGTAGGTGATATGGTCAATGACGTTGAAGACATGACCAATCAGTTGAAAGATAAAGATCCAGAAGATTTTGTTAAGGCAGAAGATTCACGCATTTTTGATAACAGTCCTAAAGAACATACACGTGCTTATGATCCAAACTCATTTGCAGATGTGATCAATAGACTACGTGATTTTGATAATAAACCTTATGGCAGTGGTGATAATCCAATGAAGGCACACGCAACAGAGGCAGTTGAATCAACAGACGACACAGGCTCTTTAGCAGAAAAATTAATGTCAGACTATCAACAATTTATTAACGAAGGCAATCAAAAAGTTGACAAAATATCCGAAATGTCCCCAGGAAAATATGCGGCAGTACACAAAAGAGCAGTAGCAAGAGGTAATGATGCTAGTCAGAGCGGTGACGAAGATGAAGCCGATAGACAATATGCTAAAGCTAGTGTAGCTAGCCATCTAGGAAATGAAAGAAGAAAATCTGCTCAAATGAAAAAAGGCGTGAACCCTAATCATTAATGATTAGTAGCTACCAAATAGGCTCTTCGGAGCCTATTTTTTTCAGTAAATAAAAGCATGTCATTAAACAAAGATACAACACTAATCAAGACGGCTCACAAAACTGTAAAGTTTAGTGAACAAGACCTGCTTGATTTACAAGAATGTACTGATCCCAACAATGGGCACAAATATTTCTTAAAGAATTTTTTCTCAATACAACACCCAACGAGAGGTAAGATAAAATATCAGGCATACGAATATCAAGATGCCCTAGTAGATAGTTTACATAACTTTCGATTCAACGTAAACATGCTACCACGTCAAAGTGGTAAGACAACTACAGCGGTTGGATATTTGTTGTGGTATGCGATGTTTAATCCCGATCAAACAATTCTAATTGCCGCTCACAAATATACAGGCGCACAGGAAATTATGCAACGTATTCGGTATGCATATGAATTGTGTCCAGATCATATTCGTTGTGGCGTTACAAGTTATAACAAACAGTCGATTGAATTTGACAATGGTTCACGTATTGTAGCGCAGACAACTACAGAAAATACAGGTCGTGGTATGTCTATATCACTACTATACTGTGACGAGTTTGCATTCGTTCCGCCAAACATTGCTACAGAATTCTGGACTTCAATATCACCAACACTAGCAACTGGTGGTAAGGCAATTATTACATCAACACCTAACTCAGATGAAGATCAATTTGCTGAAATTTGGTTTGGCGCCAATCGCAAGTTTGACGAATTTGGTAATGAACAAACAGTAGGTGAAAACGGATTCCATCCATATATTAGCCACTGGTCAGATCATCCAGACAGAGATAAGGCATGGGCTAAAGTTGAAATGGGACGTATCGGTGAAGAAAGGTTCCGACGTGAGTATGGTTGCGAATTCTTGATCTATGACGAAACGTTAATTAACAGTATAAACTTGGCAGAGATGGTTGGAGTTGAACCTAAGTTTAGACAGGGACAAGTCCGCTGGTACAAGGATATAAATCCTCGAATGACATATATTGTGTCACTTGATCCTAGTATGGGTACGGGTGGAGACTATGCTGGTATACAAGTTATAGAAATACCTACATTTGAACAAGTAGGCGAATGGCAACACAACCTAACACCAGTACAAGCACAAGTACGAATCTTACGTGACATTTGTAAGTTTATTAATTCAGAATGCCAATCAGTAGGAACAACTGCTAACATATACTATTCAGTTGAAAACAACTCATTAGGTGAAGCCGCACTTGTAGCAATTAGCGAAATAGGCGAAGAAAGCATACCCGGATTATTTTTAAGTGAGCCAATTAAAAAAGGGCATGTTCGCAGATTCCGTAAAGGGTTTAATACAACAGAAAAAGCTAAAATTGCGGCCTGTGCTAAATTAAAACATTTAATCGAACATAAAACTCTCAAAATTTATAGCAAACCTTTAATTACAGAATTAAAAGCATTTATTGCGGGCGGGTCTAGTTTTGAAGCAAAAGTAGGACAACACGACGACTTAGTTTCATCGTTATTGCTAAATGTACGTATGATTATGCTATTGCAAGACTGGGATCCTGCGATTTATGAGAAATTTAACGAACACCCAGATGACGATATTGTTATGCCCATGCCTATCTACATTAGCGGAATAGCATAAATATAAATTATGAACGCTTTAGAAATTATAGCCCAAGATTTATTCGACAAAGTACGCAGTCGTTTCACTAACCTAGAAATGGGCGACGAAACCGGCGCCGTAACCTTAGACCCTAAAGAAGCCAGAATGTTTGATTTTGACTTTGTCCTAGAAGGTAACAACCTAGGTCGTGTTAGTATCAGCATTAACAATATCGGCAGTTTAAAAGTATTTTACAGCCAAGGAATAGTAGAAGGCATAGACCATGTATCAGCAGGATTATGGTATGACTTCTTAAAAGAAATGCGAGGCTTTGCTAAACGTAGATTACTACGCTTTGATGCACGTGACATTAGCAAAGACTTCTTAGATCAAAATGACTTCCAGTTTTTAGCACAAAACGGATCACCACAGGAAAACGCTATGCAAGAATCAAATTACTATGGTAGCTCAATGAGCAGTTACCGCAAACTAGAAAACACAAAACTAATTTTGCGCCATTCTAAGGCAGTGGATGAAAATGTAGTAGGCGGACGCAGTCGTCATGTTAAAGCAATCTTTATCGAAAACGAAGCAGGTGAGCGTTTCAAGTATCCATTCATACATTTAGCCGGTGCCAAGGCCATGCAACGTCACGTAGCTAACGGTGGTAATCCATTCGATACAGCTGGACAAGCGATTACAACAATGAGCGAACACATTATCAAATTAGGTTCATTCAAACGCCATGTAGGTAATGCACAAAACTTAACAACAGAAGCGGTTGGCATTTTAGATCGTGCAAGTAGCAAGTTGGGTCAGCTTCGCCACACGATGGAAGCTATTAGCAAGCAAAAGAATTATGAAGCATGGATGGAATCATTAGAAGCTACTCCATTATCACAAATTGAAGAACTAGATGAAACGACTCTAGCAGATTTTAAATCCAAGTTTACAGTTAGCTCATTTAAAGATGACCTAGCACAATACTTCCCACTACTAAACAGCATTATGCACGAAACAAGTGTAGTTGATTTAGCAGACGTTGTTAGTGAAGATTCTGAAAAATGTACATGCGATGATACTGGTGAAGAAGACTGCCCAGTACATGGCGACGAGCATAAAGAAATTGAGAAAGAAGGTGCGTTCGAAGCCTTCGAAGCATGGACAGATGAGTTAGATCCATTTGCTCCTGCTAAATTAGTTCGTGAAAGCGGAGATCAAACTCCAGAAGAAAAACACGAAACAATGAAATATATTGTTGGACTTAACAAAGCAATCAAATCTGGTGAAGTACAACCTACACCAGAATTAGAAACAGAATTTGAAAATACATTAAACTATCTAGGTATGCCTTATGAAGCTATCACAAAGGCATGGGAACGTGTTACAGGTCAAAGTAAGACTGCTGAACTAGATCCTAAATTTAGAAAGTCTGCTCCTCCAATGGACATGCACGGTGATGACGGTGATGATGAAACAGATCCAGATGTTGCCAAATATCAAGGCATGGCCAAGCGCGGTAGTATAGGAACTGATGATTTTGGTGCAGAACTAGGCGAAGAAGATGGCGAAATGGCCACAACTGGTAAACCTCCAATTAAAGAAATCGCAGAAGTAGTTAAGTCAATGTTTGACCCAATCGCAGGAGCTTTTCCAAGAGGCGAAACTGGCGTAAAAACTCATATCGCTGTCAAGTATGGTGACTCAGCAGGCGAGCTTGCAGAAAAACTATGCACCTATTTGATCCAAAAACATGGTGATAATAAACAAATGGAAGCTATCCGTAGACTAAGCGGATTGCCAGTAATGGAAAAGAAAAACTGGATGAAAGATGCGTTCAGCAAGAACAAAGGCAAGCTACACAAAGAGCTAGGTGTTAAGCAAGGCGAGAAAATTCCAGCAAGCAAGTTGGCAATCAAGAAGAGTGACAGCACAACTGTTAAGAAAGAAAAAACCTTAGCTAAGACAGCACGTAAGATCGCAAACAAAAAATAATTGGTTAAAATTACCATATTTTCAGTCAAGTAAAACTTGACAATATAAATAAACTAGCATACAATTAAACGTATGCTAGTTTTTTCTTTTATGTAGTTGCATAGAAGAAAGAGGCATAAAAGCAAACAAAGGCATAAAATTTAAGGAGAAACATTATGGCAACTTTGGCAGAAATCAGAGCGAAACTTCAAGCAAGTTCACAACAAAACACCGGTAGCTCAACAGGTGGTGACAACGCAATTTACCCACATTGGAACGCCGCAGAAGGCACAACTACAACAGTTCGCTTCCTTCCAGATGGTGACGCAAACAACACATTTTTCTGGGTTGAACGTGCAATGATCAAACTTCCATTCGCGGGAGTTAAGGGTGAAACAAATTCCAAACCAGTAACAGTACAAGTACCTTGCATGGAAATGTATGGTGAAGCTTGTCCAATTTTAGCTGAGGTACGTCCTTGGTTTAAAGACAAGAGCTTGGAAGAAATGGGTCGTAAGTATTGGAAAAAGCGTAGTTACTTGTTCCAAGGTTTTGTAACAACTTCTGATCTAAAAGAAGACAAGACTCCAGAGAATCCAATTCGTAGATTCATCATTGGCAGTCAGATCCACAACATCATCAAGAACGCATTGATGGATAGTGAGATTGAAGAATTACCAACAGACTACGTTCGTGGTCTAGATTTCAAAATCGTTAAAACATCCAAGGGTGGTTACGCAGACTACTCTACATCAAACTGGGCTCGTCGTGAACGTGCATTAAGCGCAGAAGAACAAGCCGCTATTGATCAGTATGGGTTGTTTGATTTGAAGAGCTTCCTACCTAAGAAGCCGGGTGAAGTAGAACTCAAAGTTATGAAAGAAATGTTTGAAGCGTCAGTTGACGGTGAAGCATTTGACATGGAACGTTGGGGACAATATTTCAAACCAGCAGGTATGGGCGGAAGTGGTCAAGCTACAGGTTCTGGTTATTCAGCACCTGCTAAAGTAGCAACTTCAACTGTGGATGATGAAGATGTCCCTTTTGAGAGTGCGGCGTCAGCACCCGCAAGTCAAGTTGCTGAACAGGCTCCTGTGGCAACGCAGGCTCCACAAGCAACTAGCTCAAGTGGTGCAGAAGCAAGTTCAAGAGCTCAAGACATCCTTGCGATGATCCGTAACCGTCAGAAACAATAAGGAGATAGACTATGGGAAAGGCCTTCGATATTTCGAAGTTCCGTAAGTCTATCACTAAAAGTATTGATGGACTCGGAATCGGGTTTAACGACCCAACCGATTGGATTTCAACCGGTAACTACGCCCTAAACTATCTTATCTCAGGGGACTTCTTTAAGGGAGTCCCTTTAGGAAAAGTTACAGTTTTTGCAGGCGAATCTGGTGCAGGTAAATCATATATCTGTTCTGGTAACATTATTAAACATGCTCAAGAGCAAGGTATTTTTGTTGTCTTAGTTGACACAGAAAATGCGTTGGATAAGGCATGGCTAGAAGCATTAGGTGTTGATATTTCAGAAGAAAAACTTTTGAAATTAAACATGGCAATGATCGACGATGTGGCAAAAACCATTCATGAATTTATGAATGAATATAAGTCAATGGCGTTGGAAGAGCGTCCTAAAGTGTTGTTTGTGATTGACAGTTTAGGTATGTTGTTGACACCAACAGACGTTAATCAATTTGAAGCAGGTGATTTGAAAGGTGACATGGGTCGTAAGCCCAAGGCATTGACAGCACTGGTACGTAACTGTGTAAACATGTTTGGTAACTATAATGTGGGCATGGTATGTACTAATCACACCTACGCATCACAAGACATGTTCGATCCAGATGACAAGATTTCAGGCGGACAAGGCTTCGTTTACGCATCTTCTATCGTGGTTGCCATGAAGAAGTTGAAGTTAAAAGAAGATGAAGACGGTAATAAAGTCAGTGACGTATTAGGTATTCGTTCTGCCTGTAAGATTATGAAAACTCGTTATGCGAAACCTTTCGAATCTGTTCAAGTAAAAATTCCATATTCGACAGGTATGGCACCTACATCCGGATTGGTTGACATGTTCGAGAAAATGGGTGTATTATCTAAGGTAGGGAATAAATTAGCATACACTAGTAAAAAAACTGGTGAGATTGTTGCAGAATTCCGCAAGAACTGGACCGAAGATAAGTTACGTGTTATCATGGACGAGTGGGATGCATCAGCAGTTGCAACAACTACAACTATTGAAACAGAGGAAGAAGAAGCATAATGGATGAAAATCTAATTATTACAGTTTGGGATACTTTTAAAGAATATATCCCTGAAAAAAATCGTGAAATGGCCGCAAATCATTACGTTGATTTTCTGCTAGGCAACGATATAGATTCAAAAACTTTGGCCACTTATATGGGCTATGATTCACACTTAGATGATGCTATCAAAACAGTAGTCGATGAAGATTTGGAAGATGAAGACAACGGTTACGGTGATGATAGCGACTACGAAGACGAGGATTATTGATGTGGTACAGTAAGGTTAGTAGAGATATTTCTCACTTGCCCGACTGTATTGAGTATTATTATTCTCAATTAGACGAGGCCAGGAAGGAAGTCAAGGTATACGGCAATTTAGAAAAAGCCAGTGCCTCGCTTCCTGGCATTGTCGAACAACGTTTCAATCAACTCCAGGAAATAGAAGCAATCCTGGAGTATTTGAACATCGAATTGCGTCGTACACGCAGTAAAGCATTTAAAAAGTATCTAGAAAATTATCAACGTGCTTTGAGCAGTCGTGACTGTGAGAAGTATTGCGAAGGTGAGGCCGACGTAGTCGATCTAGAAAAAATTGTTAACGAGTTTGCCTTGTTACGCAATCAATGGCTAGGGATTATTAAGGGTCTTGATATTAAACAATGGCAACTTTCTAACATAATCAAACTTAGAACCGCCGGAATGGAAGATGTGCAGATCTAATCATGTATATAGAAGATTTAATTCTAAGAACTGCCGGGCATGGTCAGTGGATATGGGATCAACCCATTACCCTTTCAACGGCCTTTGAGTCAAACTTCATACAAAGTGTCGCCAATCAGGTAGATACCGGTGAATCATTGACAGAAAAGCAGGCTAGCCTTGCTATCAAGATATTAGCCAAGGTTGAACCAGAATTAATCAACCATTTTAAGACAAAAACTTGGGACCTAAATAATCCTAATTTCAAAAGACCGTTTAGGTCATTGTCATCTGAACTGACTGTTACAATCGATCGGTCATCCGTGCCAGGTAGGATAGTTGTACGCTTCCCATTTATCGAATCTGTCATCAAAGATATCAAAGATTTCAAATTACATAAAAGACATAATACGGCAGAGTGGTCTCCAGATCAAAAGGCTTGGATATTCAGTCTAAGAGAAGACTGCATCCAGTTTATTCAAAACACCCTAGTACCAAAAGGATTCAAAGTTGATGAAGAATTCATAGAATATGTTAAACAGATTGAAAATATTGAAAAAAATCTAGAACAGCATATTCCTATGGTTACACTTGATCAAGAAAAACCAAAATTTATCAACGTGTTTGATAACGTACCACAACCGTACGGCAATGATATCACTCATTCATTGTTCCTAGCAAGACAATATGGCATTACGACCTACAGTGACGAAATTTCTGATTACATTGAGAATAAAATCACCAATACAGTGACAAAATCTATTATCAAAGCTGACTTAGGTATTGATGGAATATGGATTGATTCAAAGATCATATCGATAACTGATTTCAACGACATAGTCGATTACGATCAACCTCTATTGATAGTTGTGCCTGGCGGAAGCGAATACAAAAATCTCAAAGATTGGCACGAATTTCTGTTGTCCCGTGGTATAAACAGCAAAGACATTAGTGTTATGTTTCGTTTACCAAACGAAGGCAAGGGAGATTTCAATATCTATGTAAAAGAGAATCAGCTGAACAATGAAATTACAGCCAGCACCAAAGTAGTTTTTGTTAGTGTGAAAATTCCGAAGCCATTAGTGAAGACAAACATCAAATTTAATGCTATAATAAACTTAGGGTATCATTTGAATACCCACTATACTATGGATACCCTGCTTCGTTCAAGTCCTACATTGATTTTCTATACGGACACGAAGCCAACTCAAAAAAGATATGGCTACCGCTAAAGTTATCATTAAAGACGAAGTCAATGTAAAGATTGAAGGACTAGATCTCGACACAAGAAAAGACTTGGTTAAAAAATTCAAGTATTTTGACCAAAAAGCAAGGTACATGCCTGCTTACAAGTTAGGACGTTGGGACGGTTGCACTCCGTTTTTTGGACTGGGTGGTACCACTTATGTAAGCCTGTTAGATAGAGTGTTGCCACTGTTAGATCAATGGGGATACTACATCGAGGTGGAAGACCTAAGGTCACCAGTTGAGCTGAATTTTGACAAAGTTGAGTCAGATTTTTGGGGTGATGCAACT